GCAACCACCCTACATCCACCACTTCAGAATCATCAAAGACGATGGTATGCTGAAAGCGGATGTCAGCAAGTTGTACTTCGAGCTGGTGGAGAAATACCCCGGTCCGGAATACAACGTCACAGTCAGCGAAACAGCAACACGCAGCTTTAATATTACTGCGTTACTGTAACTCATAGCTAACGCAGTGGCTGACTGCAACACCAAGTCACCAGTCAACAAAGTTGGTGTATCACCTAACCGCTACGCTAACTGAAAAAGAACAGCCACTAGAAGGTCCAATCCCTTCTGGCTCGGCTTGAGGTGGGAACAGTTGTTAGTCTTTAGCCTGCTCAGACAGGAAAAAAATAAAAGTCAACAAAAGAAAGAAAAAATGTACAACAACATTCAACAAGAACAGTTCACGTGTGATGGTTCGCTCGTCGCAGCACTCTTCATCAAAAGCGAAGGAAACTTCGCCGGGATTTATGGTGCGGCCGACGACACAGGGTTCGCGTCGATCGTGGTGAAAACTCCGATGGAAGTGGAAGACCCAAAAGAGTTCGACGTGGTGCTTATGTACGACACCGCTAACGGCAGCGAAGGTATCAAGTCGGAAGTCGAAGCATACCGCAAGCTGCTGGTGGCCACCAGCGTGAACTAACACTCGTCTCCTACAAGGTCCAATCCCTTGTGGGCAGGCTAAAGATTAACAGACAGCTAGCGTAGCGGCAAACCCACCAACGCCTTACCGCTGCGCTAGCTCCACCCACCAAAGGTCCAATCCCTTTGGTGGGTTTTTTGGCGTTTGCAGCTACAAGATTGACCATTTCAATTATTGAATCCCTCCAGACAGCAGTAATGTTTATTGCGGTAGAGCGATAAACAATTTGCATTTTGTGAATTGTGTGCGATTTTATATCCGCGAAAGAGAAATGGGTGTGTGCCTAGAGTCTTCGCAAACTATCAAAAGTTATGAACATCCACGTCATTAATCTCAACGACCAAGAGTCACTCAAGCCTGTCCCAACTGACGACTTGCTCCAGTGCCTTGCACGACTGTTCGACACCCTTCCAGTCACAAAGTTCCTTCGGTGCACGGAAGAGACATTCGAGCCAGTTCTCAACGAGCTTCTGACTCGCACCTGCGACAACGAACATCTTCGTGACAGGCTGCACTTCTACGTTACCGCCCTCACCCTTCAAAAGCAAGCTTCGGTTCTCGCGAAAGAACTGAGTGAAAAATATCCAATCTCATGAAATGGTTCACCTCCAAAAAGAAAGAAGCAAAGAAGCTCGCGAACGAACTGTCTCAACTTGACGAGGCGAAAGAATATCCTGTGTCATGAATGAAGAAGACGAAGAAAAATGCACCTGTGACCAAGATGCCGAAGAACACACCTGCCCGTTTAAGTCAGACGTGCATGATGACAACGAAACTCTTTGCACTTGTTGCAAGTATTGCACGCACCAATGTGCGATGGACATTTAACAAACAATCCTATGACCGAAAAACAACAATCCTACCTCTCCACACTGTCACCTGAGCAACTCTCCGCATACGACGCAGTCGCTTCCGGCCTGTCTGTCTGCATCACCGGACCCGGAGGCACCGGCAAGTCCCACCTACTCAACGGTCTTCGCGATTATCTCAACGTCCGCGTCACCGCTTCAACCGGCATCGCTGCATTGAACGTCGGTGGCTCCACCATCCACAGCTTCGCCGGTCTAGGGTATGGTGACAAGCCGGCAGAGGAAATCCTCAAGTCCCTCGAATACAAGCAAGCGAAGTTCAACGATGGGACGTTGGAAAGACTTCAGACTATCAAGCGACTTGCAATCGACGAAGTCTCAATGATGTCCGCAGAACTTCTCGACACCCTCTCCGACCTACTCAAGCTCGCCCGCATGGACTTCTCACCCTTCGGTGGAGTCCAAATGATCTTTCTTGGTGACTTCCTTCAGCTTCCGCCAGTAGTGAAAAAGGGTGTCGTCCGCTTCGCTTTCGAGGCCACCGACTGGAAGAACGTGAAGCTCTACCAGCTCACCAAAACCTTCCGCCAGTCCGACCAAGCGTTCGCCGACATCCTCAACGAGATTCGTCTCGGCAAGCTCTCCCAGGCCGGCGTCGAACTTCTCAACTCCCGCTTCAACGCACACGACCCTGAACCGGACAAACTCCCACTGGTTCTCCACACCCACAACGAAGGCTGTGAACGCATCAACAACGAGCAGCTCGCAGCGCTCGGCGGTGACTCTCGTGGCTATTACGCTACAGACACCGGAGTCAACCCCGCGTTCATCGAACAGCTCGACAAGAATTGCCTCGCGCCCAAAGCCCTCCAGCTCAAACCCCACTGTCGAGTCATGCTTCTCCGCAACCTTGACGTCCTCGGCGGTCTCGCCAACGGCTCACTCGGCACTGTCCTCTCACTCGAACGCGACCGCATCATCGTCGACTTCGACGACGTTGGCCAGCAACAACTCGAACGTGCCACATGGGAAATCACCGACGGTGAGAAAACTCTGGCCAAACGCGTACAGTTCCCGCTCCGCCTCGCCTACGCTGTCACCGTCCACAAATCCCAGGGCATGACGCTCTCCAAGCTCAAAGCGCACCTTGACAACTGTTTCGCTCCCGGTCAGGCCTACGTGGCTTTGTCTCGCGCCAAGTCCATCCCAGGCCTGTTCCTCACAGGTTCTCCCAACATCAACATCACGGCTGCGGAAAAAGCAGTCAAATTCTACCAAGACAATCAATGACACTAGGAATACCAGACGACGAACTGCCTCTTCAACAACGCGAGGCCAGAAGTGAAACGAAAATTCTTGCACAACGCGACACAGTTCCCTTTCTACAAGCAAAGGTCAAACAGCTTCAAGCAGAACTGAACGATCTTCACTCAAAGCTCGCACCGCTTTTGTCCCTCATCAACAACCTCAACCCTGACTGCCTTTCCATCGGAGCTGGCACGATGGCCGAACTCAAGCACCTTGCTAAACAACTCTCATGAAAGTATACACATTCTACACCATCATCCACATCATCGGCCTCTTCGCCTCCCTCTACGCCGAAGGCCTGACAATGTCCGCTCCTATGTGGCTCGTCTCTTGCATCTGGATGTGGAACGTTCACAGACAAGAACAACACACTGCCTACTACCGCAACCTCTGGCTCAACAACAAATGAAAACCTTCTACCACGCCATCCTCATCCTCCTCACCGGACTCGGTTGGGGCGTTGCCTTCTACTACGCCCTTTGTCTCGACGAAGCTATCTCCGAACTCACCGAAGTCCGAGTCATGTATCACATGGAACACCAACCAATCAAAGAACTATGAGTGACACACCGAGAGTAGACGACGCCATTTGCCGACATCCTCACCCCGCATGGCCAGAAGGTAGGCAATCAACAGTCAACGGAGAACCTGTTGTTACTGCTGACTTCGCCCGCCAGCTTGAGCGCGAACTGAACAACCACGCCTTACAACTCCAGCCCTCATGGCTGACTCCTCCATCATCCCCGACAACGACATCCCGTTCTAACCTCACCATGAAATACTCCCTCATACCCCAACCTCGCACCTCCCCACCCCGCTACATGATCGCAGACGGTGACACCATCATAGCCCGCAACCTCCTCCGCTCCACCGCACGCCGCGTCATCGCCGCCCTCCTCCTCTCTGACCTCCGAACAACACCAACTGCAGCTCAAACTTCTTTCTGACTCCGGTATCTAATAACATGAGCACTGACATTGAAACCAACCTTCCTCGCCACTTACTTCGTTCTTTCTGGGGTGGCGTCAAACACGGCGTATGCGTTCAAATCACATGCAACGATCAATTGCCCGACCAAATTTACGACCCAGAGGGTTACATCCAACTAACGATGGAGGATGCGTCGGAACTTATCGGACATCTGGCCCAGTTCGTGAAAAAAGAAGCTGTTCGCAGGCAGGGACTTCTCAAGCAGCAGCTTGAAGAGCTCAAGACCGCCGAACGAACGGTCTTCCACGAAATCTCCGAGCTATCCCCGGAGCTGTTCGACGTACCAAGCAGCTCCGTGAACTTCGTTTCCAAGTTCTGCCCAAAGTCAATTAACGAGTTCAATAACTGAATCCCTCATGAACATACAACAAATGCTCAAATCCGCAAAGATCGCAGGTGAACTTGATGGTTACATCAAGGTATCCTCCGACCTCATCCCTGTCTTGAAAGCTGTTATTGAAGAAGCTGACAAATCACCGGAAGATCCTCACGCTGTTGCCGCAGCTCAATCCATGCGGAGAGGACTTCGCATCCTCGAGTTCTGCGAGGCTCTCAAACCTGAATACGAAGAATGGGAGAAAAATTGCCCTCGCTAATGTTTATTCTCTTCCAGCAATAAACAATTTGCATTTCTTTCATCTTGCCTTATCTTGCCCCATCGAAAGGAAAACGAATATGTCCGCCGCTTCCATCAAGTCAGTCAACTTCGCCCAACACGGCGCGATCGGTGCTACCCTCACCGATCAACAAATCGAGGAGTATATGCTCCGCGGTCACTATGGCAAAGCCCGACAGCAAGAGATCTTGGATGACATCCGACATGGACGGACCAAACGGCTTGACAAAGCAATCCGTGCAGGACACTATGGTCAACCCGCTCAGGCCGCTCTCGCGGAAAGACGCCGGAAGGAACCCGAGGGTTCCTACGGTTCCAAGGTCCCGTTCCTTTCTCCTCAACTCGCTGAAAAACTCGCCTCTCTCGGCATCGACATCAACTCCATCGCCTAACCGCTATGCAAACCCAAGTCTACGCACGCTGCACTACTGACGAACTCCAAGCTGCCGTTGAAGACGGCGAAGCGATGCTCCTTCGCGAGCGTCTCGGCCTGCCGGAAGTCGAAAAGCCTTACCGCTTCCGACTTCTCACCGAAGAAGAGTCGATGGTGTTCAAGGTCCTCTTTCCGGCGTCTACCAACATCGAGAACTACAAAGAATACATCCCCTCAGACGTGCTCGAAGCACTCATCGAAGCCAAAGGCTCCTGCCCGTGGCGCATGGTAGAATCTCCCGTCGTCTGGCACGCCAAAGCCTACGATCCTGACCCGGTGCTTCTGCTGCCTATCCGTCAAGCCAACGACGCCTACAACTGGCCGACTGCCTACGTTCTGGTCGCACGCTGGGGCGACGCTCTCGAAGACTTCGCGGTGCTCGCTGCGAAAGCCTTCGTGAAGTGGAAAGAAAATCGCCGCAACGAAGTCCTCGGCGCCCTCCACAAAGCCGAGTCCGAACTCAAGAAGCTCGAAGCTGCCAACGCGATCTACACCACCAGCTCGTTCTAATTTCGTGAAGAAACGTCTGCAACACGACACGTGCATTAACCAACAAAACAAAAGATAAAACGCTAATGAAATCGAATCAGAATAACATCCTCGGCCTTGTGTGCATGATCGACGAACCGGAAACCGCTCTCGAGTTCGACGCGGTGGGCGGACCCAACTCCTGTGTCCGCGAGGCGGTGAACAACATCAACTACCGCTCGACCTACCCCGGTATTCGTGCTGCCCTTTGTGTTGCTCTTATCGCCGCCACCGGTGAACCCCGCAAGGGTGAGGCCAAGACGGACAAGTCCGGCAACCCGGTGCTCAAGGACGGTGAGCAGGCCTTCGACTGGAAGGAGACGGAAAAAGACTACCTCAACCGCCTCTACGCCGGCAAGTTCGAGGTGGCTGATCGTCCCGCCCTTACCCAAGGCGAGGCCCAGTCCGTCCTCAACCAACTCATGTCCGACCAGCCCGATCTGTTCGTCTGCGACCCCTCGCCTTCCTCGCGCTCCAAGAAGGCACCGAAGGAAATCGAGAACGCCGCCGACGTTCTCATGGCTCGCTACGAGCAGGGTCAAGGCACCATCGAAGGCACCTTCGAGAAGCTCGCGGCTGTCCTCGGCTGCGAAGCGAGTGCTCTCGGCACCCCGAACCGCGACAACCTCGTCGCCGCACTTCTCGCTGTCAAGCAGAAGGAAGCGCGCGAGACCGCGGATCGGTTTGCGTGAGTAGCCGCCCCGCCCAGAGGCTTTGTATCTGGGCATTCTCCTGCCAGCAGTGAGGGCACAATAAGCGAACGAGACTGGTGTAAAGATCAGTGCAATGACGTAATTGTGAGCGACCTGGCCTGGCAGCAGAATCCTACCCAACCTCTCCACCCCATGAACGAACCCAAACCAGTCCACGAAATCCTCCGTCGCCTGACCTTCCAACAAGTCATTGATGAAATTGAGCAGCGTGATCCTGATGTCTACGTCATGGCACCCTACTACGACGGCGACCGCACGAGATTTTTTCGTATAGACACTAAGAACAAAGGGGCCTTGCTCGCTCGCCTCAAGTCTAACCCAGACCGCGCCGACATCGAATCCTACTTCTACATCGACTTCGATCTCGACCTCATCCTCGATCCGTACTCGAAGCCATGAAACCCCTCGACCTCATCCGCTACGAGACCCAAATCGCCACCATCCTCCGCAATTATCCCTCTCCCACCATCCTCGACCCTTCACCTCTAGCCGCCCAAACCTGCATCCTAAATCTCCGCTCCGCAATCAAACATTTCCACGCCACTGCCTCTTCCCGACTCTTCTCCCCTCATGACCTCGAAAAGACCTTCGCCTTCCTCGGTCACTCCGGTCCAGTCACCATCGCCAAACAACCCGACGGTCGAGTCCTCGCTTCTTCCCGTGATGCTGGCAACCAAGTCTCACCGCTTGGCCCAACCGCTTCCACCGTTTCCCCTTTGGATGTTCTCACCCTCGACGGACACGACGAAGTCCTCCTCTTCGCAGTTCTAGTCCTTAAAGACCGGCTTCTTCACCAAACCCCAATCCCCTGTCACAACCTTTCTCCGTCTCAACTAACCCATATTACCACTCACTATCCGAACGTCATTGTAACCGCTCTCGACAACCACCATCTCATCTCATGAAAAATCCCTACAAGGTAAATCGAGGCGGCACCCACCACAAAGTCCTCGGTGACATCTCTTCCGAGGACTGGCATTACCTCAACTCCATCAACCCTTTTCGTGGTTGGCAGGACTTGACTATCGGCACTCTCATCCACGCTCTCGTAACTGAACTCAAAGCACTTAACATCACATCCTACTATGACGATCCCAACAACAGAAGAAAATTCGAGGAGGTACTTCGAAGAGTTACCTTTTCACGAGCTGATTGAACTCGACCACGAGTCACTCACCGAGGACCAACTTCGCTCTCTCGCATCCGTTCTCAAAGAACGTCGCCAGTCTGGACAGAAACGAGCCGCCGCCGCGACCAAAGAGTCCAAGAAAACTTCAAAGCAATCCTTCGACTTCGATCGCTTCCTATGAGCCTCCTACTCCCCTCCATCGACCTATCCTCCGTCTCCCTCGCGGAACCCACCCTCCCAGGCCACCGCCGCTATCTCCTCCAATACATCTCCCCCGGTGTCTTCGCCCTCCAGATCGACAACTCATCCCTCGAAGTCTTCTGCACCTGCCCGCGAGCAGCCGAATACAAGCTCGTCCACGCTCGTGAATCCGGTGGTTCAGCCGCTCTCGTCTACGGCGGCGCAGTTCACATCGGCCTCGAAACTTGGTACAAACACGCCGACGAACCCTCCTTCTGGGACGAAGCTCTTCCGCTGATCGAAGACACCTTCTCCAAGACACCTCCCCCGCTTGGTGAGTGGCGCACCTTCGAAAAATGTATCGACACACTCCAACGATACATCAAGAAGTATCCCACCGAACCCTTCTCCATCCAGACCTACAACGGCCAACCTCAGATCGAGCGGGCGTTTTCTTTACCGCTGACTGTGGTCGAACTCAACGTCCAGACCGACTACTCTTTTTCCTCCATCGTAGACCCGGACACCTACCCGCTGGAACTCGCTGACCAACCAGTTTACATCAGTGAGGTTCACGTCTACTGGACCGGCAAGATAGACATGCTGATTGACCTTGACTCCCGACCCTACATTCTCGACCACAAGACAACTTCGGTCGCCGGCCCACAATACTTCAAGGAATACGAACTCTCTCAGCAAACCATCGGCTACTGTTGGGCCGCCTCCCGCCTCTACGGTGCTCCGATCACTGACTTCCTTCTAAATTGTATCATCGGCCGCAAGCCCACTCCATCCGGTGTTGGCTGCGAGTTCACCCGCCAACGATACAACTACCGCCCGGACCAAATTACCGAGTGGGAGACCAACATCACTGTTCTTGTCTCCGACTTCCTCTCCAACCTCGCTCGCGGCTTCTTCCCTCAAGCAACCAAGTGGTGCTTCGGCAAGTATGGCGAGTGCCCTTACTTCCAAACCTGTACCCTCCCTCCCTCTCACCGCATGGCGATGCTGACCTCATCCGCCTATCGTAATGTAACCTGGTCTCCTTTGAACTAATGAAAGGCAAACCTGTCCGTTCCCTTCCTCACCTCATGCGACTAGTAGAACAGCGCCGTGCAGTCACACTTCTACATTCCAGCTTCTGCCGTCACCGCCACATTCCTGCTTCATGGGTAGCCAACACCGGCGGCGCACGCCTTCACTACCTCTTCAAACACAAACTCATTCGTGAACACGTCAAGCAAAAATGAAAGTCAAATACAACGCCGCCCTTCACCGACTCGAACGTCCCGACGGTCGTCCTGTCGCAACCTTCGAACTTGACATTTCTGCAACTCTCGCCTTCAAGATAGCTGACCGAATCTCTCAGGCAGACAAACAACCACCCCGCCACATCACCCGCAACCACCGTTTCTGTGCCGACCCAAATAACTAATTCAATTATTGAATCCCTCAATATGAGTGCCCAACAACCAAGAAAGAAGAATCGTCAACGCCGCCGACCCGTCTATGGCTGGTTGAAACACCCGAACGGCTGGCATATCAGAGTCCGTGAAGACGGTGCACCAATCCACACTAGTCTTGACTTCTCCAAGCAGCGGAACCCTATCATGTTCACACTCAACCAACCTTCTCAATGAAGACCACAGCACAGAACTTCACCCAGCCCAAGTCACTTCTCGTTCTAGGAGAACCCGGCAGCGGTAAGACAACTCTCGGCCTACAGTTCCCAGGGATTTTCGTCCTTGACTGTGACGTCAATCTCGTCGGACCTGTCGAGTATGCCAAGAAGCACAACCTCAACCACGAGGTTTTCTACGGCAATCCGACCATCTGCGAGGATGGTTCTCTCCGCCCACGGGGCCAGATCTTCGAAGCAGCGTGCAAACTGCTTGATGAAGCACATGAGTCACCGGATGTGAAGGGCTACTTCATCGACAGCCTCACGTCTTTCTCCTCGATCGTGCTCGATCAAGTCATGAAGGAACAGGGTCGACGCATCGGTTCGCTTGACTTCAAAACCGCTTCGTCCAAGACCACCGACGAAGCTCTGCAAATTCAAGACTGGAACAGCTTCCTCAAGCTGATGTACTCCATCATCTTCAAGCTGAAAGCGTCCGGTAAAACCCTCATCATGTCCGGTCACATCAAGACCGACAAGGACGGACTGACTGGTTCGCTCAAGCAATACATCGCTTGCCCTGGGCAAATGTCTGAACTCATCGCCGGGTATTTCTCGGAAGTGTGGCTGATTAAACGCGAGACGAAGCTGACTGGCTCGACGCGTGAAGAAGTCCGCAAAGTCATCACCTTCCCGCAGTCTGAGACAGCTGATGCGCTCGGGCTGAAGTCTTCCGTCGGAGTTAAGTCCGGCACTACTGTGGACCTCAACGAAATGATGAAACTGATTGCGAAATGAAAATACGACTTACCGCTGTTGCTGTTATCGAAGTCGATTCAAACGAAGACCTCGATGGATTAAGTCAAGACGACCTGCTTGACCAAATCGCAAGCGCCACCGACATCTATCTCGCGCTAGAGAAAGAACACGGAGATAGTGACTGTGTATTTTGTGGCGAACCCGCCACCGAGGACTATCCTGTCTGTGAAGACTGCCAAGAACACCTAGCCACCGACCAATGAAAAAAATCTACATCGACCTTGAGACCACAGGTCTCCGCTCATCCTCCTGCGCCATCCATCAAGTCTCAGGCATGATCGAAGTTGGCTCCGGCTCGTGGACCTTCGACTACAAAGTCAAGCCACATCCGGACGCCCTATACGAACAAGGCTGGGACGTGGGTGGCGTGACTCGTGATGAAGTAGAGTCCTACACTATGAACCACTTCGAGTTCCACACAGCGTTCACTCGCCTGCTCGCCACCCATGTCAACAAGTTTGACAAGACCGACAAGCTGTTCTGGATTGGTTACAACTCCCGCTTCGACGAAGACTTCATGCGGGCGTTGTTTCGCCGGTGTGGTGACAACTTCTTCGGGTCTTACTTTTGGACGCCAAGTTTGTGCGTCATGAACAAAGCAGCGTTCGACCTCGCTCCGGTTCGCAACACGCTACCGAACTTCCAGCTGTCCACCGTCTACCAACACTACTTCGACGAAGAACTGGCTGGTGCTCACGACGGTCTGTCCGACATCCTCGCAACCAAACGTATCCTTCATGCAATCGAAGAGAAAGAATTTTTCAAGCGTGCACCACGAGACTAAGGTGCTGTTCGTGCTGTGTCTCGGAATGTCAATCATCGCACTGATCTATTTTCTATGCAAGTAATTCTCACAAAAGAAGAATACGACAACCTCAAGTCTGAGGCTGTAAAAGAAGCAAAAGACTACGTAAAAAAGTATTCTACTTACGTCTATGCCAGATGTTCGGCAGCAATCGAACACGCAATCGGTCCGGCTTTGAGTGATAACTTGCGTGCTCAAGACGTGAAAGCCTTCATGAAAGAATACGACAAGACTAATCCAGCACCCGAGACACCATTATGCCTCAAGTAGCCTACATCGTCAAGCTCGACCAACCCAACGGTGTCGACAAGCTCGTCACCGCAGATGAAATCAACGAGGAACTTTCCGCCGCCGGCTTCTCAGTCATCGCCGTTAATCCTTGGTCCTCACCAGAAGAAACCTCCGCGCTTATCCAACCCTTTATGGGCGAGACTCTGCTCTCCCCTCCCCAATCTCCACAACAACTGTGAAGACTACGAAAACAAACAAAACGTAGAAAACAAAACAAACAAAACAAAAACAAAGTAAACATATGAGCCTGAATCTGAACATCGCCCTCGGTGGAGTCGACACTTCCATGCCTCGCCTCGTGTCGGGCAACTACGAAGTCATGATCGACGACTTCGAAGTGGTCCCGTCCAAGAAGGACGAGTCGAAGTCCAACTTGCTTGTCAAGTTCAAAACCGTCGCCGACGGCGAATCCACCCAAGGTGGCGTCATCAAGGCCGGCTACCAGCTCCGCAAGTACTACCCCTTGCAGCAGTCGGAGAACGAGAACGCGCCGGACTTCCGCCGTGACCTCGCGGTCCTCATCGACGCCGGCTACGGCACCGACGAAACCAACCGTCCTGACCTGTCCGACGACACCATCATCGGTCTCCGTGGCAAGCGCGTCCTCATGTCCGTCAAGGTCACGAAGGACGACGCCTACGGCGAGACCAACGAAGTCGGCATGCTGAAGCACATCGCGTAACAGCGTCAACCAAATCCACCAAGAGGTCCGATCCCTCTTGGTGGTTCCTTTCATTATGTCAACTTTACAAGAACTTATGCAAAAGTGGGGCTATCCACCAGTTCGCGACTTGTGTGCAAAAGCACTTGAAGATTTCCCTAAAACTGCCTCTTCCATCTCCTACAACTCCCCACCCAAACCTACTATGAAACCCAATCCCAAAGTCCTCAAAGCTGTTACCACTGCCCTTCTCGAAACCGACGCCGAAGTCTCCAAGCTGGAGAAACAAGTGAAGGCAGCTGAGAAGAAAGTGGAGGAAGTTCACACTGCAACTAACACACGCATCAACCAACTTCATACACAGCGCGAAAAGATCGAAGAAGAAATTTCGGCTGAGCTCAAAAAGTTTCGCGAGCAGCAAGCCTTCACCACTTCCGTCCGCAACGACCTCTCCAACGCCTACGCTCGCCGCGAACTTGAACTCGCCGAGCTCAAGCGCCTCACCTCCGGTGCCGTCATCCACCTCACTCCCACCCACATCATCGACTTCACCAACAATCGCATCACCAAACGCTAACCTCTGCTTGGAGGTCCAATCCCTCCAAGCCTTCCCTTTCCCATGAATACTACCGACTTCCTCGCACTCTCCACCGCTGGCGCTGGCCACATTGAAATCCTCGACATCTACACCCCGCCGCAACGTATGCGCGGTGACAACCCAGACGTCCGCAAATACATTGACGAGGAACTCTGTCCCTCCATTCAAGACTACGGACTCATCCAACCTATCGTTGTCAAAAAACACGACCCACCGCTCGAAGCTGACTCTGCCCTCTACCACTACGAACTCATCGCCGGTTGGTGCCGCCTCCAATCCTGCAAGGCTCTCGGCTTCACCCACGTTCCCTACGCCTTCCGCGAGTCCCTCCGGCCAGATCAACTCCTCGAACTCGAACTGGAAGAGAACCTCCGCCGTAAAGACTTCACTTGGCAGGAAGTCGTGATGGGCATCTACACCACCCATCGCTCCAAACAAATCGCCGCCTCCCTCGACCGCGAAACCTGGGGACAGAAACAAACCGGCAAACTCATCAAGAAATCCACCGGGTACGTCAACACCGCCCTCAAAGTCGCCGAGCAAATCATCGCTGGCAACGAGGAAATCATCAAGGCCAACTCCATCACCGACGCCTTCAAGCTTATCTACTCCCAAAAGGAAGACGCCGTAATGAAGTCCCTTGCCTCCAAAGTCGGCGGCACACCCTCACCCAAAGCCAAGACCTCCACCCCTTCTATGGGTCCAGTCCGCGGCGAGTCCGGCATCTCTCTTTCCTCCGCTGCTGTCTCGCCGACGGTTTCAATTCCTGAATCCGTCAGAGGCTCTATCCCGCAACAGCTCGACACTGATCTCACCTTCGATCTTTCGGAGATGCTTTACCATAGTGATAACAAACTGTGGTTTGACGAGCAGGCCGATCGTAGTATTGACTTCATCTACACCGATATCCCTTACGGTATTGACATGGACAATCTCGACTTCAACGCGGCTGACCTCGATCGAGTAGCCCATACCCACGACGTCGAGGAAAACGTGGAACAAATGCGTCCCTTCCTCCAAAACTGTTTCCGGGTTCTCAAGGATTCGTCCTACCTCGTCTTCTGGTATGACCTTGCCCACCACGAAAAGCTTCTTGCATGGGGCAAGGAAGCCGGGTTTTCTATCCAACCGTATCCGATTGTCTGGTGCAAGGAACACCCGTGTCGCAACCGTGCTGGTGGTAAGTGGTGGACCAAGGCAGTCGAGTATGCTATGGTTATGTCCAAAGGCACCTCCACTCTCCGTGCTGCGCAAACCCGCAACTGGTATCTGGCTGACGGCTCCGCCGAACGTAAGATGCAGCGCAATCCTTTCTCCAAGCCGTTCGAGATTTCCCGCAAGATCATTGACGCGATTGCTACTCCGGGTATGGTCATGGCTGATCCCTACGCCGGTGCTGGATCACTGATCCGCGCCGGGATGAACTGCGGCCTTCGTGTTAAGGGCGTCGAGAAAGACGACAAGATGTTCCATGAGCTGGTTGAACAAGCTCGTAATACTCTCAACGCCATGACCAAAGGAAAAGCACAGTTCACTTGGTCAAAAGGTAATCCAATTCTCGCGGCACTCGACAACGACGACTCTATCATTGCATGATCGAAGTACCCAACAAGTTCCCCGAACTCAAGTCCCTCCCCTACCGCATCGCCTTTATCGGTGAAGCTCCGGGTGCGGACGAAGAATCCATGCAAGAGTGTTTCGTCGGACCCACTGGCCACATTCTTAAACAGCTAATGTCAAGCGCTGGTTTGCTATCCTCTGGTTGTTACTTCGGTAACATCTCACAAACCCGCGCACCCGGTGACAACGCTAGCCGCCTTTCCTGGGAAGGCTGGCAGATACAGTCCGGACTTCAAGTCCTCAAGCGTGACATGGACCAGTTCAACCCGAACGTCGTCGTCCTTATGGGCAACCTAGCTTGCAAGTCCGCAGGGTATGGCTTTCCTGCGTCTGACGGCCGCGGGTCTTTGTTCAACTGCGCCGATCTTGACTCTCCGTTCTACGGGCGTAAGTGCCTCGTCACTATTCACCCGGCTAGGCTGTTTCGTGAATGGGACCTGATGCCACTATTCCAGTTCGACCTTTGTCGTGCGAAGGAAGAGGGTCTTACAAAAGAACTCATCCTCCCTGACCGTGAGTTCTTGATCGACTTGTCCCCTGATGAAATCATCCAGCGACTCAATGACTGGCCAAAAGGACTTCCCTGTTCCATGGACATCGAGGGCGGCATCGAGCAAGGCATTACTTGCATTGCGTTCGCAGAGTCTCCTCTCAAGGCTTTCATTGTTGACTACACAACCATGGGAGAAGACGTCAAACCTCGCATGATCAAGGCAGTTGGCAAGTTCCTCGCCGACCCACAGATTCCTAAGATCCTACAAAACCAACTCTACGACAACTTCTGCCTGTCGTGGAAACACCTTTCACCAATCGCCAACGTCTTCTGGGACACCATGCTTTCCGGGTGGGAGATTTATCCAGAGCTGCGCAAGTCTCTCGGTGTCCAAACCTCCATCTGGACACGTGAGCCTTACTACAAGTACGAGCGCAAGGTAGCTGACCACAGAACTCATTTGAAGTACTGTTGTAAGGACGCGACTGTCACCTACGAAATTGCTGAGGCTCATCAGAAGCATCTCACTACTGAGCTCGCAGGCACTGGTGCTCTTGACCACTTCAACTTCAACATGTCACTTCTCCCCGCCTTCATGTACATGCAGTTGCGCGGGATCAAGTTCGACAAGGAGCGTGCACGCGAGCGACTGCTAGAAGTCAACGTCGAGATGTCCGAGATCCAATCGCGCATCAACGTCCTCGCCGGTGGCCCGCTCAACGTCAACTCACCCAAGCAAATGAACGCTTGCTTGTATGACCGACTCGGCTTCGAGGTTCAATATAAGAAAGAGGGTGGACGAAAGACGGACAAGAAAACCTGTGATCTCGAAGCTTTGCTTACAATTCTTCGTCGACACAACCCTAACATTGTATTCGAGATTCTGCAATGGAGACAGAAAGACTCGCTACGCGAGCAGTTAGACACCACAACCAACGATGATGGTCGCATACGTGCTAGCTACAACGTAGTCGGCACCGACACCGGTCGCCTGTCTTGCTCTACTTCCAACGCAGGTTCAGGTTTTAACCTTCAAACCGTGATGGCCTTAATAAAGACACTATGTATAACCGATGACGGCTGCTACATGGCTGACGTAGACCTACAAGGAGCTGACGGTTGGACGGTTGCGGCTCATTCTGCAAGGCTTGGCGACGATTCTATGCTGAACGACTACTTAGCTGGTGTCAAGCCAGCAAGGGTTATTGCTGCAATGTATTTAACTGGTGATAAGTCTATTGCAAACCTGCCTTCGTCACAGTTACTAGAAATTACAAGCAATCTCGATATACCTAAGTGGTTGTACAATGCATGCAAAGCCGTTCAACACGGTTCATGCTACGGAATGGGTAACAACACCACTTCTTCTAACATCCTCAAGCGGTCTTGGAAGGACAGCGGAGTTCCGGTCTATGTCTCTCCCAAAGACTGCGGTTTGCTTCAATCCCTGTTCTTTGTTCGCTATGTCGGTGTTCTTCGCTGGCAGTCCTGGGTCAAGAACCAGCTCAACACCAAAGGCTACCTCGAGTCCGCTTCTGGCCACGTCCGACACTTCTTCGGACGCAAGCAAGACAACTCGACTCTTCAAGCCGCTCTTGCTCACGAGCCGCAGATCAACACGACTTTCGCTACAAACCTCGCGCTCAAGCGACTCTGGCAAAGAGAAGACAATCGTTACGACAACGGCAAAAAGCTGTTTGTCGAGCCGTTGCATCAAGTCCACGACTCACTAGTCAGTCAATTTAAGATCGAGCATGAAGCGCTTGCTAAACGTATCATCCCTGACTGTTTCCACAACCCACTAACAATCGCCGGCATGACCCTAACCATCCCGTTCGAGGGCGGGTATGGAAAGTATTGGGGAGACTCATCAGCCGGTCATCTTTCACTATGAACTACATATCACCAGACGGAGACACCGAAGACACCGACCACAGGAAGCCTGCCCGCTTACGCGCTAAGCTTCTCAACGACATATTCTACGACGCCAACCCTCTATACTCCGGCCCGTTAGAAGTATCCTCCGACGCCCTCATCGACGCTTTCTCTGACATACTTCTCCCTGTCTGGTGTTCAGCAGTCGGCGTTTCTTACGAAGTCAACCAACATCCATTACCAGAGTTCAAATCCAAGACCACAATCATCTTCACTCCGCTCGTCCCCGAACTCGAAATCGACTACTACAACGACAACGAACTATGAACAACGTCCATTCCCTTTCTGACCTCCCAAAGCTCCCGGTCCCTCACACCCTCTATTCCTACTGCCTCTTCGAGTCAGACCAAATGCGAGACGAGAAGCACATCACGCCGTTTCTCACCCACCTCAAAAGCAGCCCCACCATCGCCGCTCGCACCATCCTGTTCGCTACCGAGTACTTCAAGTTTCTTGCTCCTCACGTCGGTTTTTTCGTACCAGTTCCTCAACGCGAAGGCTACGCTAACCACCTTGACCGGTATCTAGCTACCCACACTGTCGCCGACCACGTCATCTTCCTTGGCACAGACCAGCCCAACGTCTTCCCTGACTTCAAGCGCTGTCTTGACATTGCCCACACATTCCGCTTCCCGTTCGTCGGAGCGTTCATGGAGTCGCACCCACGCACTCTGATCGGTGGTCGCTGTTTCATCGGTTCACGCACACTCGGTCCACACCGCGACAACTTCTCCGAAGAGCTCGACACCCACAGAAAGCATACCGCTGCCGGCTGGAACTGCGACGAAGACTTCATCTCAGCCTTCGTTCAAGGATACTCTCCACCCGCGGTCTTCAACGCTCCTGCTGGTGTCTTCAAAGCTGAGACCCAACGATTCATCATTGAACGTCTACTCACCACTCCCACCATCATCGTCCGCGAGCCAAACTGCTACTTCAAATGAAACCGATGCTCGCCAAGCGTTACGCTGACCAGCGCCGCCACCTCCGTTACCCTTGTTACATCCAGCCCAAGCTGAACGGTGTCCGCGCACTCTACCACTCAGGCCAGTTCCAGTCTCGTGACGAACACATCTGGCACGCTCCAGTTCTCGCTCACCTCCTTTCAGAACTCGCTTCACTGCCACCCTATATCATACTCGATGGAGAACTTTACCACCACGGCTGGTCTCTCCAACAGATCAACTCCGCCATTTCAGTCAACCGCAACGAACCCTCCGCCCGCACACCTCTAGTCGAATACCATGTCTTTGACTGCATCCACGGCAATCACCTCGACATGCCATTCTCTGACCGGAACGACTGCCTTCGTCAGCTTTTCGCGAAATTCGACCTAGGGTTCAAAGTCGTCCAAGTCTCTACTCACTTCATCCAATCAGAAATCGAGGGCGACACTTACTTCGAGCACTTCAAGTCACTAGGTTACGAAGGTATGATGTATCGTCACGACGCCCCTTACGGCCTCTCCCACAACTGCGGCAACCAAGAGAACCGTTGGCCAGTCCTCCTCAAACGAAAAGACTGGCTTGACGAGGACTGCCTTATCTTAGACGTTGAACTAGGTGAAGGTAAGTACTCCGACCTAGTTGGCTCGTTAGTGTTGCAGTTTCCCAACGGCCGAACCTTCTCCGCAGGCTCCGGTCTCTCCGACATCGAGCGCAAGCTATTCCTCGACACACCACCCATTGGTCACTACGCCAAGATCAAATACGAAATGCTTTCCGACGAGGGCATACCTCTCAAGCCAACGATCGAACTCATCAACTAACGGATTCAATTATTGAATATGTCATTTCTAGATTCATATAAGACGTTGTCCGATGGGAACGAATCGCCGGCTGTGTACCACGAGTGGGCAGCGTTGAGCGCAATGAGTTCAATACTCAGTCGCCGTGTTTGGTTTGACCAGAACGTGTTTAAGGTCTACCCGAATATGTATGTGCTGCTGGTGGGTAAAGCGGGGATCAAGAAGACCACCGCGATGAATATTGCGAAGGGGTTGATTCGTGCAGTAACGCCGCCGATCCCTATTGCCCCTGCGAGTATTACTAAGGAAGCAATGACACAGTTCATGGCGGAAGATAAAAGTCCGTGTAGGAAAGCGTGTAAGTTGGCGGGGTTTGAGGAAGTGTATGAGTGGACTCACCTTTCTCTGTTCTGCAACGAGTTTGTAACCCTGCTGGAAGCTGGTGGTAACGCTCCCGGTATGGTGCTGTTCCTTACTGAGATTTGGGACAGCCCAAGGTTTGAAGTGATGACAAAAAACCGAGGGAGCGACTTTATTACCAATCCGTTTCTTTCGTTACTTGGTTGTCTTACCACAGAAACAGTTGGCAATCTGCTTGCTACAAAGATCGTGTCTTCAGGCTTCTCACGCCGTTGCATCTTTGTGTATAGTGAAGACTACGGCACACCAATCCCTCGCCCTCAAGTCACCGAAGAGCAAAAAGAAGCTTGGGATTATTGTCTCGCGCGGGCCAAAGAATTGCAAACTGTCGGCGGCGAGTTCAAAATGGACAAGTCGGCTATGGACTGGTGGGATACGTTCTACGTCAAAGAGCATGAGCTGAAAGCACGGGAAGAAGACCCAGCGAAAGAGCGGTATCTTAACGGCAAGATGGAGTACGTCATCAAGCTGGCTATGATGATTTGTTTGAGTGAGAAGAACTCACTGCTTCTTACTGACGAGCACCTGCGCAAGGCTGCGAAGAAGCTCGAGTCAATCGAACCTAATATGTTCAGACTCTTCCAAGGATCAGGCCGAAACGAACTCTCACCCATCGCTGTCGAGATTGAGCGCGTGATCACTGCTCAGCCTCAGCCGATTATGAAGAAGGCTATCTACGCGCAGTTCTACAACCAAGCCAGACCTGACGAGATCGACTCTATTCTTTCACACTTGGTTAGAGTTGACAAAATCAAGCAGGCAGACAAGACAGTTAGTGGAACGGTCGTTCAAATGTATTCCAAGCCATGACAGAGCACGAACAAATTGCAGCGTTGTCCAACGACTTGGATAGCTTGCTAGATCGCTATCGTGCTGAGTTTGACTTAGCTACAGCCTCAGCTATTGGAGTACTGACAGTAGCAATCCACGAGCTGGTTCAAGAAGCGTATATTGACAGACTTGACGAGGATGACGACGAAGAGCCTATGCCCTTCTAGACAGTTGCAAGTCAACCTGCATCAGAGCTTGCGCGCGTGTCATATACGGGTTGGACTGCATCAGCTGGTCCACCATCATGGCTCGACGATACGCTGTCTGTGACGGAGGTTGAACACCGCCCAAACTCTGCATAACCTGTTGCTTCAGGTTCAGCCTGTCCATTTCACTAGCCTCACTCGTCACTCCCATCGACCGCATCAACGCGTCCATTCCGTCAGAACCTTTCTTGGAACTTTCCCGTCTTGGGTCCATCGCGAAGGTTCGTTTCTCTACGCGCTCAGCAACTTTGTTCATCGCAGCTTGAGCAGAGAAAGCGTCGTCTTCGATTGCACGTTGACGAATCTTTGCCGCAGCAGCACGCGGATCACGGAGATAAAGGTCTGCTATGTCGTCGTGCCACCGAACGTCTTTTCGCGTCTGAACCTCTTCGTGACGGTATTGAGCACTCGCAACATCCTTCATCTTGCGGATGCGTTGTGGAGTAAAGCCAATAGCGTAAAGGAACTTCTCCTCACCGTTTGCTTCGATCCTAGTGTTGGTCCGCGCATCGGTCAGCTCACCATCGTTGCGTTGCAGGTCAAGATACTTCTTGAACGACACCGGTGCCCACTCACCAACTGCTCGCTCAAAGTCACCTTCAACTGTCAATGCCTTCAACCCCGCGCCGATGTTGCGAACGATTGAGCCAGTCGGTCCAGCCAGTTGGTCAAGCGAGAAGCCTGTGTAAGGATTTAGGCCCATGACGGTGCCAAGTGCGTATCTTGACTGGAAGTCCGGTGCGCCTGGAAGTAGCTTGTTAGCAAAGGCGTTAGCTGCGCCATACATAACAATATCGCTCAGTAGCCCGCCTTCTTCGTCGTCCTCGTTAAACAGTTCAGCAAGTGCCAGTCGAATGTCCATGAACGGCTCGGCGTCACTAAACTCTTCTACCATAGCCATAGCTGGGCCGACGAACGGCATACCGAGGAGGCCTGCTCCGGCAAACTGAGTCGCTACCATCGTCTTCAAGGCCTTGCGTGCGTGGGCACGTTCAGCTTCTGACATGTTCGGAAACTGCTTCTTGTTGTACCCGGTCTGTGCGTATCTCCACATCATGGACAGCACACCAAAGGTGTAACCCTGAAGGCTATACGCAGCCTGACCAGCGGTTCGAAACGACCCCTCGTTCGAGAACAACATCTCAGGGCGGTTAGCTTTACCACCGGAGAACGTTACTCTTCGGGCAAACTCTGCTGCGTGTTCGCGGGCTTCAACGTGAGTCATGCCTTTCTTCTTACCCATCTGGTAGCCGAGGAGCAGCGCTGTTCTAGCGTTGAATTCGGTAAACTGTTGGTAGAGCTTGAGGGAAGTATTCGCAAACGCTTTAATCGGTGAGAACGCTTTCTTGACCAAGCCCTTCGGTCCTTTGACTGCCAGCGTCGTCAAGTCAGCCGTGGACGAAACATCCACATCAACAATATCACTCACGTGAGTCAACGACACAAGGTCTCTCGTCGCTGCCCAGTTCATCAAGTCTTCGATGTCTGGATTGTTCCAGATCTTATTGTCATCCTTCACGTTCATGCCAACCACCTGCCCAGCTTTCTTAGGCAAGTGCTTGGCATAGAACTTCGCGACTTGCATCTGAGCTTTGAACATCGCGACATTCGACTCGAAGTAACCCATGCCTTGGTTAACCATTTCAGGGACGAACGTGAACGCGCCTTGGCCAAGCTCCACAATGTGAGAAGACATGTTCAGGCCAAGGAAGTAGGCGGCGTTAGTCGTGCTGATCGCCCGACCTAGCTCAGTGTCAGCAACCATAAAGTTCTTAACAATCTGCTTGGACTGTGCAACCCAATCCGCCAGCACCGGGTCTTTCAGCTTCGGATTAGCGTAGGCGTGGATCAACGCTTGTGTCAGCACCTTCCGATTAATTGCTCTCGACGCGGCGTTGGCGTACGCGATCTGAGTGCTCACCATGTCAAGGTCTTCTCGACCCGCTGACAGCTTCCGATTACTTCCCGGCTTAAACACTTCATGCGAAGCAAACGCTCGCTGAAACTCAGCTGCATACGCATGTTCGGACTTGAGCAGCTCTTTCTGTTCAGGGGTTAGGTCAGACATGTTGTCGATTTGCTGCTTCGCCTCGACTTCCATTTGAGCAACAGCAGTAAGCCACTCAGGTTCAACCTCGAAGTGTGCTTGACCACGAGTCAGCTCAGGCGCGGAGATTTGGCTACGTGGGATGCCACGGTCGATCAGTTGTTTCTCATACGCCTGTGCATCCTTTCTGTCCTTAAACCCAAGCGAACCAGACGTCCCGTCTTTCTCAGTCCACTTAAGCAGGACATTACCATTCCTGATTTCCGAGAAGAACCACGGGCGCTCAGCAAAGAACTGAGTCAGCTTCATCCAGTTGTTATACCCACGAGTGGAGATGTCGATCGCGTTGTTGAACACCGTCGAGTCCTTGAACATACTAGCAGCTTGGTTCATCAAGGCTTGGCCGTTGATCGTATCCCCAGAGCGAATACGCAGTGTTGCAGTAAACAGGCTGTTCGCAATCTTGTGTACATCACCATAACTCTCAGGCATCCGCATCGCAAGATACCCAGCGATGGTAGTAGTCACCGACTCCTTGAAATGCGTCAACGTATCAGTTTGAAGCTGAGACATAAACTCAGTAAACCGATTACGCATGTCAACGATCGCGTCTCTGTCAACCTTCGGAAGCTGGTTGATTTTGTCAGCGAGTGCACGATCATGTTTCGACAACTTGTCAAGCTCGATGCCGGCACCGCGAATTTGCTTAGTTTCTCCAGTCGTAGGATCAAACACTTCGCTGACAGTCGACTGCTGCAACCGCATCCAGTCACTCAGCAGCTTGTTGTTCCTCGGATGCTTGTCGAGCTGAACACGTTCCCATGACATCTGGCCATCTCTGGTCCAATAAGGATTACCAGACGCGTCAACCCCGCCAGTCAGTTTACCAGCAGCCCGCTTCGTCATTGCCTTGGTGTTGGCAGTGAATGAATGGAGTGCGTTGAACACATTCTTCAACTCAGGCACCGCTGCAGCAAGCTGGTCGCCTTGAACGAACAGCCTTTCTGCTTGTTTCAGCAACGCATTTCTCGGTTCAGGAATAACTGACTTTTGGTCATCCTCGGGATCGAAGAACCGCATGAACTCGTCCAGCGTTCTCGACTGTCCGTACAAATCCTTAGCCCGTCCCTCAAACGAAGCCCTTGCTTCAGGTCCGACCATGCCGATACCTTCAAAGTCCTTCATCACAACCTCGTTCTTCCACTGAGCATCGCGGAGACTGGTCATCATTTCCTTGAGCTTCCAAGCCCGGTGGCGTGCGTCCCACGTGCCAAAGCCAGGAGCGTTGTGAAGGACGGACCGAACGGATCCGTACATTTTCCAAGCCATATCGGTCAACAGCTTGAAGAAACGAGCAACAGGTTTGGGGAGTAAACCAAAAGCGAATTGCTGGTCAGGGGACTTGAAGGTCTGGCCCATTGCCCAGATCGACATAAGGTGTGCACGAAACTCTTCTGGCTTATCAAACGACCTCTGCATCTCAGCAAGGATCGGATGGTTTCGCATACTTTCAGGCAGCGTGCCGTCACGAAGAACTTCAAACGCCAACTGCTTTTCTTCTGCGCTTGCCTTCGTGGTCCAGTCAACAGCGTCTTTAAACGCCTTTGACTGAACGTCGTCAAGCATGTTCTTACGGTATAGGTGCTCAGTCAAGTGACCAATTTCGTGGCCAGCGACTAGAGACAGCTGTTGAGTTGCTTCTTCAAGGCTCAGACCTTGCAAGTCCTTGCTGCTGAGAAGCATCAAGCGGAGGTTGCCATCAATCGTTGCAGACCCCTTCTTCGCTTCCGTCAGTAGCTCACCAAACTTCACATCGTCGAGATTCAGCGTCTTGCTCAACGCTTCGAAGAACGGCTTGACTATAGTAACCTGTTCCTGAGTAAACCCTGCCTTAATCAGCATCCGCTCCATCAAAGCAGGAAGCGAGGGAGTGATCGTAAACTGACCAGCACCAGATTCGTCAAAGCCTTTGCCAGCGAGGGAGTAGGTAAGGCCTGTCGTGGTTGACTTCCCGCTTTCTCCGTCCTTAAACACCGGACTCGGCCCGTTCTTATGCGTTCCCAACACAGTCTTCTCACCCTTCTCTCCAAGCAGTTTCGAAGTAGTCTGAGGCAGGCGACGATCGTAGGCGTCGGTCATGCCTTTGGATTGAGTGACCTGAGGTCCAGAACGTTCAACTATAAACCCATGAGCCTCTGCCCAGTTACCGATAGTTGGTTGAGAAGACTGCACAGTTTCACCATTCAATAGTCGATCTATATATTCGGTATTACTCTTGCGACCGTTTTTCTCGGCGTGTGCTTTTACAGAAGCTATGGCCTCAGGAGTAGGACGAATAGTGATTTGTTCAGTCACTATCTTATCATGCCCCTCACTCATCATCGCTGTCTCACCATCCGGCAAGAAGATCTCCTCCGCCCCGTTCTCACGCGCCTTTTCGATCGCGACACGAAGAGCGAGGGATTCGTAGGAGTCGAAGAGGGGGTGTTGAAAAGACGCAATGTCTGACTGTGCTCTTGCAACTTCTTCTTTTATGTTTGCAAGATTAGACTTGTAGAAGTCAGACTCAGGGTTTTCTTTAACCAGTTCAGTATATTTATTCAGCTTTGGTTCTAACTGAGTCAGATATTCTTGCTTTTGCTTAACCAGCTTGTGGACTTGCTGTGCCGCATCACTCTGCACTTCATCCACACGAAACACCTTCTTCCCATCCTTCTCCACAAACTTCCCTCTAACCCACGCCAATGTATCCTCATTCCCTGTATGCTGTCCTCCACTCTTCACACCCGGAGCACGAAGTTCATACGCAACGTTGCCGAGGCCAGTGGTGGGGTCAAAGGGTTCGAAGTCGTCAGGTGCGATGGAGCCGTATTGTTGAGCGAAGTCACTTTGACCATTGGCAGCAGCATAAGAAGATTTCAGAAGAGCATCAAACTCCCTTGCTAAGTCAATAACTTCTGGGTTAGAATCAAGGAACTTCTTGATTCTGTCAGTAAGCGCGTCGTTTCCATAAACATAGCCTTCGATCGCAACAGCACGAACGTCAGAGAAGTCAAATTCACGGTACTTAGTGTCAAATTCGTGTCGAATCTCGCCCATTCTTTGGTTGGCGACTTCATAGTGTGATCGCCCTCCATGCACATCAACCTCCACCAACCCTTTCTTCCCTGCCTCCTCCAGCCACCACAGATTCACCTTCCCGTTCTCCGCCATCTTGGGATACGCCAACTTATACGCCTCCCACACACCCTTTGACAATCCTGCATCAGTCAGTCTAGCCACAAGAAGCGCTTCATCAATATGCCCATTGACCACATTCTTCTGAATCGACTTATTCCCAATATACAGCGTCTCCTTCCCATCAGTCGATACACCTAACACGTCTCCAATAGACGTATGCAGACCATTGTTCTTTGCTGGCGTTGGAATCTTACGTTCTACATTAGCAGGGAAGTCTACCATATAGTTCTGGCTAGCCACTGCCCAATCAGCACTTTGATTAAACATGCCACGCACATCCTCGGCATCTAGCTCAGCCAGCCTAGCCTCAAGTAGCATCTTGGCGGTTTCAGGGCTAGTCTGTGCCAACTCTCTAACAAGCTCGGCGTTATACGTCTTGTCGTCGGCGAGCTCATTCTCCGCAATCCTCAGCAGCTCTTCCAACCTATCATCCCTCACCTCATCAGCCACAGCCTTATCCTTCTTGTCAATCACCACAGGATCCTGTGCAAACACCTTGTTAGCTACTTCCACAGCTTGCCGTCCAGCAACAGTATTCAAGTCAACCTGACTATCCTTCTGCGGAACCCTGACATACCATTTCGCATCGCCTCTACTCCCATCCACTTTCTTCTTCCCACCAGCCTGCGCAACCCTAGCTCCTTGATCTGCGAACTTCATCGCAAACTTCTCAGCTTCCTCCCTCGAGTCAAAAGCCTTCGTTCCATCGTCTTTGGCCAACGTCGTAGTCGGCACGTCAAACCGCTCGCTAAGTCTCTCCAACGTAAACTTCAGCCTGTTCCACGCGACCAGTGCGTCTTCGTCCTTCAGCACCAGTTCACCCCGCGACGTCAAATATCCCGCAGCCTGCAGCTCATTCCTGCTCAGCCCATTCAACTCAGCCAGCTTACTCGGATCAACTCCCAGTTCTTGATTCTTCTGATACGCCTGAATGAACTCATGGACCGCCTTCGTAGCGTTCCTCATATACCGCTCCAGCTCAGTCCGCTTGGTGATAACCTTCAGCCCTTCGATCGCCAGCTTACGGAGTGTCTTATCCTCACTCGTCACCAACGCGTCAATCTCAGTCTGTGCCGCAGCAACTTCTTCGCTACTATACGGCTTCTTCTTCCGACCACCACGAAAGCTTCCAGTCCCACTAGCAACTTTCTTCGTCTCTTCTTTGATCTGACTGATAGCCGTTTGAACTGCTTCCTCCGGCGTAGCACCAGCCTCAAGCTCGCGCAAGATGATACTCTGCAAAGCCTTATCCGTCACCGGTTCAAGGTTCTGCTCTTCCCTCACTTGATTAACAGTAATGACCTGCTCCTGCGCCTCCCTCAGATTCCGCGGCTTACCCAACGTCTTCAACTTCGCCAGCTTCCGGCTCAGCGAAGGAAACACCTGAGTCTCGAAGTTCTTCTTCAACTTTTCCTGATCAAACTTACCATCAGGACCTTTAAACTTCTGTGCGTCCGGCCCTTCCACCCACAGGTTATCAGTCCGATAGTCCTGATAAAACTCATTCCCTCTCTTATCCACATAAGACCTGGTCGCGATCTCACCGTTCTCCGCAACTTCCCGCAGATATACATCCTTGTCCTTGAGATAGACTTCTCTCGACTCAAAGCCCTCGCCCAGCTCCGTCTTAACAATGCCCTTGAACGGATCGGGTTTAGTCATCACGCCTTGGAAATACCGAACGTTCCCGTCCTTCACATCCTCACCTTCCACCGGACTATCCTTCGGATCAACCACCACTCCACCCTCGCCCTCATCAGTCACCACTTGACTCGCTTCCTTCATCACCGTTTCCACTTCCCCTTTGAAGAGGGATTCAATAGTTGAATCCGTCGGGGCCGCTTCTTCGCGAAGCTTTTGGTGAAGGGCCTCGACAGCGTGCTTGGCCTTAGCACGCATGGCAGAGTCAGGAATGGAATCAACTTCGTTGAGAGCGGAGAGGTAAGAAGTGGTGAGAGTTCCTTGAGGAGTTGGGGCAAGGCCAGGCGTTACCGGGATGAGCTGTTCGGCGTCAGCTTGGTCGGTGGCTTTTTCCTGTCTGACTTGCTTCACCGCGGCGTCACGAATCTCTGTGCCGTGTATTAGCTCAGCATAGCTGAACGGCATCATGACAGTTTCAAGAACGTTGGCGAGGACGTTTTCTTTGGTAAAGGGGTTATACGGATCACCCTCAAGCGCTGAGACTGCCCAGGATGCACCTTCGACAGCCGAGCCAATCGCAACTTCGGAGCCGAGGAAAGCAGTGAGTTTATCCGCGATGGATTTGGTGACGACTTTGCCGCCGACTTCTGCTCCACCCATACCAAGCAGCTTACCAACTGCTGTTTTTCCGAGTGGTTCCGCAATGCCTTCAAAGGCGGCTTTGGCACCGAAGTTACTGACACCTGGAGCGACGAAAGGTAGTGCTGCCATCACTCCGGCCTGACCATACGAGTCTGACTGCTCCAGTGCAGTCGCGCCAGACATCGCTCCAGTCAGCGCGTTACCGATTGGAACTGAAAAGCTACCAACTCCAGGAATTGCTGCCAGACCATACCCGGCGATTGCGGGGAGGAAGTCGACCGTTTGACCGACCAACCCCTCCCCGACTTCGCGCCCGGTTGCTGGATCAGCACCGAAAAAGGAGAATAGCTTTTCGCCGACGTTACCAGTGAAGTCAAGCACTGGACGAGCGTTTTGGTCCAGCCATTGGTTCTTCTCATACGCAAAACGCTTGGCTGCGTTAGTAAACCAGTTACCTGTGCCTTGATCGAAGTTGTTCGATCCGGTGAAGTAATTGCCGAGTTCAGAATAGTCGTTAACCGACAGACCGAGATCGGAAAGCTGCGGGTTCGCATCATAGCGACCAGCAATTTCAGCGTATGAGAAAGGAGAATTCATCGAGAAAGGTTAGCGTAAAGCCAGTCGAGAAGATCGTTCTTGGCGAGGTTGGCACCGCCTTGGACCATATCACCTTGGCTGCTATTTGCCCCAAAGAGGAGGTCCAGCGCCCATTCAGCAGGCTTTGCCGCGTAGGGAATTGCGCTGGCAACACCAGTTCCGATCGTGTCAAGCAGGCCAGGGTTGCGAGTGACACCAGGCAGAGAAGAACCCTGACCCATCTTGCGAAGGTCTTGGTTGATCTGCTGCTGTTGTTGACGCTGCGGGCGGACCGAAGGAGTTGGAGTGCGACCAACGACAGCCTTCGCCTCCATCTCGATTTGTTGTGCCTGGTCGGGCTGCAACTGACCGGAGTTGACGGCTTCGTCCAGCGCGACTTCGAGTGGCACGCCTTGCTTTTCCAGCTGTGCCACGATTTGCTGCGGCGGTTGAGAGAAGAACTGAGCAACCGATTCCTTGATCCGGCTCTGGTCTGCACCGCGCCGTGCCATGTTCGCATCTTGGGAAGACGGGTTGGAGCGGTCGCGGTCAGCGTAGATGCCGTTTCCGAGTGAGTCGGTGGAGTAAGCCTCGCCAGAGGACATGGGGACGCCAGACCCGCCAAGTCCAAGTGGCTTGGAATAGCCACCCGTTGGAAGCATTGAGTTCGGATTAAGCGAACGTCGACTTCCGCCACCCCTTCCCAGGCCCCCACCGAATTGCTCGGGGACATTGAGGACGTTCATGGACGGTTGTGGCAACGGGTTGTTGAGACCGTACGCAGCGCCGGCATCACCACGAGAGTTCTGATCGTAGAATGACGTCATGTTCGCTCCACCGATGTCTTGGTTCAGCTGACCGGAAAGGGCGAGCTGGATGGCTTCTTGCTGACGCTGAGTCTGCTGCTGCTGACGCTGAGCTTCAACCGCAGCCATTGCTTCGGAGCGGACGTCGCGGCCCTCGAACGGATTGTTGCCGGGGTTGTAGTTTGCTTGCAGCCAGTCCAAGCCAGAGTTCTGCGCCCCACCGGGATTGCGAGGAGAGTTGCGAATGCCGCCAAATACACCGGCGTCGTCCATTTGTGTGAACTGCTCGCCTTTCTGCTTCGCCAGCATTTCAAGAATTTGCATGTCCTGCCCACGGCCTTGGCCCATGCCGCCTTGGTTGAACAGGTCCATGAGCTGATCTTGTGCCCGACGAGCGGAGTAGAAGTCAGCGTTCGGGTTAGTTGGGCGTGCGCCCATGGTAAGTGGTTCGTAGCTCATCTGAATAAGGTAGAAGGATCAATACCAGCAGCTTGCAGTTTCTCCAGTCCGGCTGGTGCGGCACCTGGCTGAGGTTGGTTCATTGACTGATACGGAAGCCCGAACTGTTGCATGATCTGAGCAGTTGCTTCGTCTTGCCCAAACAGACTAGACAAATACCTCTGCAACGTTTCTGCCTTCATTGCTTCCTGTGCCAACGGTTGCATCGCGTCCCGTTGTTGCATTTCCTGCTCACCGCCTCTCAGCATCTGCAGTGTGCGGAGAATGTCCAGCTCCCGGTCAGGAGAGAACAAATCCATTGCGGCTTGTGCGTTTGCAAGCCGGGCACCTCGCACTTGTTCGCGCTCAATGCCGGGTGGAGCGTAGCTTCTCATGCGAATAGGTTGGAGTAAGAACGAGACTTCGCCATGGTGTTGGTGTTGGTCGGTTGACGAAACGACAGGTTCATTGCACCGAAGTTGCCTCCGGCGGGACCGCTATACGTAAACCGATTTGGCTTGGTGTTCTGTGTCACAGTCGGAGCGCCTTCTCCGCCAGAGGGCGAAGTGATGGAAGTTTGCGGGCGGTTGTAAAATTGCTCAGCAAAGATCGACTGCAGGAACGGATTCATGCCTTGAGGCTGAGCAGGCGCAGGTTTCTGCATACCTCCGGCAGCGAACAGCTGAGCGTACTTGCCGGGGTCAGTCGCAGCCAGTTGTTGGGTTTGTTGCCACTGCTTGGTGGCGTCTTGAGTAAAACCAGTTCCTTGTCGAACCGGTCCCATCAAGTCTTGTTGGAAAGCAAGGCTGTCCTGCCCCTGCTTTTGGATGAGTTGTCGCGTTAGATCACCTAACGATGCACGTCCTTGGTTCATTGTGAGATTACTTTGATTTTGTGGATTGCTGGATTGTCCAGAAAGTGAGAAAACTTAGGTTGCACTAGAGAAGAAAAAAGGTCTTCGGCTGTTTCACGAACATACGACACAGCACCAGACGTACAGTTGAAGTGCTTAGCAAGCGCAGTCAGAATAACATTACCATCAAGCCCTGTCTTGTCAAGGTTGATACGACAAACACGAGGAGACACAAACACTCGGCTAGCTGTTCTCCAGTCACACAGTGCTTGTTCAAGCCAAGCAGTCTTTGCTTCGAGGAACAGATTAAACAAGACCAAGTCGTCTTCGATCTCTTGTTGTTTCGCAAAAGCAGACAAAATAGACTGCGGATCCTTACGAAGAAGCAGCAGTCGTTCAACTACAGAGTCCACAGGATTCCGCGATAACTGCACAACACTCAACCCCTTATCCTTAGCAAACTCATACATACTCCCATCCTCGATCAAGTCGACTTGAGTATGCAAGAGTTTACGAAGAAGAGTCGCCACTTCCTTCGCTCCGCAGAGTTTATACGAGGTAACAACGTGCTTCATCCCAAAGCCTTTCTGGTTAGGGTTACGGTTTTCTCAAAGCTGAACTTATCTGCTTGGGCTTTGACTTTTTCAGCAAACCCGAGATCGTTGCAAGCTTCCACCGCCGACTTCACAGCCTCTACAGCTTGCGAGAAATCAGCTTGTCCCCAAAAACCTTTGAAGAAATCGTCCTCAGCCTTAACTATGTCACAAGGTACTAAGAAGCTAGACTCCTCAGTCATGAAATCTGTATTGCCTCCCCAAGCTGACGCAACGACAGCTTTTCCTTTTGCCATGGCTTCAAGCAGATGAAGACCGAAGCCTTCGGAAGAGTGGAGAGAGACCATAATATCAACCTTCGAATACAGCGCATCAAGTTCTTCTTGCGAAAGGTTATTTGTCACAAACTCAAGCTCAACGTTTTTCCCTACGCTTCTCAGCCACGAAGTTACGCTTGGTGTAAGGTTCAGCCCTTTCACAACCACCTTGCTTCCAGGACACGCAGTCGCAATAGCTTTGATTGACAACGCTGGGTTCTTGCGTAATAGTCTCGACTCAGCGTTGAACGGAACCAAAAAGACAGGCTGTGCGTTTTCACTCAACGCAACTTCACTTTGGCTTGCGTAGTGCGGCACAACTTTCACAGGCTTACCGACACTACTAAGAATCTCAGCGCAGTACTCACTGCACGTCCAGACTTCGTCCACGCTGGCAATAGCTTGCAAATGACTTTTGGACAATTCAGAACTCTCACACACCAAATATCCGATATTCCTCTCATGCCTTAGGCACATCGCGACCTTCGCGCTCGGCCCGTGGAAATACCCAACCACTTGAGGAGTAGTTACTCTCTCACCAAACGAATACAGGTTAACGTTCTCCACGCACGCCTGCAATGCGCGCGCGTGAAGCTCGAAGGCAGTCGAGAACCCAGTGGGCTTCGACCGTTCTCCTATTGCGTTAACATTCATCGGGGTGCTAGGTCTCTCGTCAGTCGCTCAGTTTGCTCTTGCGCAATAGCGTCAAACTCGGAAGAGTACGAAGAAAACTCTTGAGCCTCTTCTTGAAGAACCTCTAAGAGTAGCCTAAGTTGCCCTCCAGTCCCAGATCCAGATTCGGCATCTTCATCCATACTTTTACGCTTCTATACAGGTTAAACTTCCACCTTGACACATCATGCGCAATCAACACATTAGTGCCCATCAACGCTTTATACGCAGTAGTCGTAGGCGACGACGGAGGGAACTCAAACGAAACTTCATTGCCAGAAGCAAGGTCAACCAGCGAAGAGAACAGGAAATCGCCAGAAGCAACACCTGCCGTCGCAACCGCCAACTCAGCGTCGGAAGGATGTAGGTTAAACGCAATGGTCGCTCCATCGGTAATCACCCCGCTTTCTTGCACATACCCATCCGGAGTTCTCAAGCTGATATCCACCGGCTTGAACTGAAAAATCTCAGCAATAGCTGGATAGGTAGTGTGGTAGGTTATCTCAAACAAACAAGGAATCTTGAGTCTTTGTGCACTGCTCTTCACCGAGTTAATCAACGTCTGTCCCTCGGACGCGTTCATGATAATGAACGGCTGGTCCTCATCCAAATACGGCGGGAAGTAGTACTCAACCGGATGAGTCTCCCGAAACGTATCGGTAAGAATACTCGAATGGATTTCCCTTGTCGTCTTGACCCAGAGTCGAGTGCTGATTTGCTTCACACTTTCCACAAACCGACCAGTTCCATCAGTGCCGATGTCAGGAGCAGTCGCAGAGAACTCCCGCGTAACTGTAACCTTCTTGCCGGTTTGTCCTTCTTCTTCTTGACTCACCAACGTCGGCCACTCAGAAATTCTCGTAACAACATACTTTTTGCTTGCTCCATCAACTTTAAACAGCCGATGGTCCAGCGTTTTCCAGTCAAGATCGGCCACGTTCGGCACAAAGTCTGCCGCCACTGTCTTCTCAAGCTGCGTAACTAACGCTCCGAGCGCATCACTGCGTGCGTTGTCAAGCAACGTCTTAACATTACGATACGCAGTATTCTCAGCACTCATCTCCTTAACAGTCTATACCCATCAACTTGGAAATTGTCATGCTCAACCAACGCGGCCAGTGCTTCGTCACGCATCCTGACCGGCGGAGACAACACATTCTCAGTATTGTCAGTAAACCTAAAATTGAAGTTATTCACTTCCACGACCCCTGCCCAAAGCAAGAAGTCAAACCCATGAAGAGTAAAGAAGTCTTCATCGGTATCGCTCGCATAGTCATCCATCCACATATAGCCAGCGACCTTAACCGTCCTTGCCACGCTTGTCGCTGGATACAGTTCTGCACTCCGCCCTTGCAGAAACACCTCATGTGCATACGTCGGAACTTCGCCTGTGTACCCTACGCTCGAGTACACACTAACATCATAGTCCGCAGGATACCGAGTGCTCGTTCCTGCCGGCAACTTGGAGATTCTCTCCATGGCCCACACCGTGCCCATCTGCTTCGTCGCATACCGCATTGGCACATCCACATCTCCATTCACCAAATAAAACGCCTGAAACTGCTTAACAGCATCCGGCACAGTGAATTGACCCGTCGCCGACGTAGTCACTGACGCGACACCTTTTGTGTGCTCCCAGTCATGCAATCTCTCTGCGTGCTTTCTGGCTTTGTTGGTAGCCATCCTCAGCAGATTAATTCCATTCTGGGTAAAGTCAGCCACGTCCTGCCTCAAATAGGCAGCAATGGCTTTCTCAACATCTAGTATCGTGTAGCTCATACGTCAGCGACGGATTCAATTATTGAACTTCAGGATCAGTCGGGCTGACCCTTGGCACCGAGCTTCCCGAAGGGTTTGTGCTTGGTGGTGTGCCGCTTCTGCATGTTGCTGCCAGAAACGGTGTCCGCGGTTTCGCGGGCGGTGGGGTCAAGTTGTTTGGTGTCCTTGACGTCCTTCGCCATCGAAGCGGTGACTTCGGTGTTACATCCGATTCGTTTTCCCATAGTAGTAGTTGGTGTAGGTTAGGCGCGGCCAGTCACAACGCACTCGAAAGTGCCAGAGTAATCAGCCGGGACATTGTCATCGTTTTTCTTGAGCAGAACCAAAGTTCCGTCGTAGGAGGGAGAGGCAACGATAGTGACGCTATTGTCGCTCTTGATGAGTGGCGTGACGGATTCGACGATGCGAAAGCCGAGCACACTCGCTTGGATTTTGTTGGTCGCCGTTCCCATGGAACTCAGAGTAAGGCGGAGACGACGAGCGACAAGCGTTCGGTCGTGCCCAGTATACCAAGAGTTGACGGAAACAACTCCAGATGTTGCGAGGTCTGCCATGGTGTAGTTAGCTGACGATGCCAGTGCAGCGGTCGATGAACATCATCGACTCGGGGAAGTGGACTTCAAGCCCACATTCCGTGAGCCATTCGTCCTTCCGGCCGTCGAAGTCCCGGTTCTGCCGGTTCTTGAGGAGCTCGGTGTCCGAGTCGTTGAGGGGACGGTACTTCAAGTTGCCGATGTCGAGGAAGAACGCGGAGTTGTTGAAGACACCGGTTTGGTTGAACAGCGGGTGAGTCTTGAAGTAGATCGTGCCGTAGATGGTTTCCCAAGCGGTGACCTGCATACCGTAAGCCTCGGAGGTCGAGAGCTTGGTGATAGCGATGGACTCGCGCTTGCACATGTCTTGGAACGCCTTGAGGAACCCGGAGCCGCAGAGGGCAAGGAGTTCGTAGGACGAGTCCGAGATGAAACGGAACGGACGTTCGATGAGGGTGTGGAACTGGTCCACAGTCATCGTGCCGTTCACGTCGATGATGCGCTTTTCGTCGGTGGTTGCCCATGCGGACGAGGTAACGTCGGAACCTCCGAGTCGGTAGTTGAACGCACCGCCGTTGACGGTGTTGCCCTTCTCCCACTGCTTGAGATACCAGAGGACACCGCCCATGTAGCGGATCGTGGAATCGAGGTTGTCGTCGGTCACCACCGAGTTATTGACCGCTTTGTCCGAGAAGAACACCGCGTATTCCAGTGCCTTCATGTGCTTGAGCGAGTTTTGCTTCGCCTTGTGCTTGTAGACACCGGTCTTGTCCCACTTCGCGCCGGCCTTGAGAGCGGAACGAGAGAACTCGAACGCGTGCCGGAAGATCTGGGTGTTGTTGGTGATGGTAATGGGATACTGAACGAAACCGGATTTCGAACGATCTCCTTCCGGAGTCGCCGAACCGATCATGATCACGGAGATGCCGTTGGCAGTCGTGCCGTTCAGGTTGTTCGCAGCGGCGGCGTTGAGGCGCACGTCGATGGTGTTGTGGGCCGTCCAGACCGCAGTGATGGTGCCTTGGAAGTTCTTCAACGAGGAAGACGTTCCAGGGACGTTGCGGAACAGCAACACGTCACGAACCTGAATCCCGGTCAAGTTCGCCAGCTTGACACGGATGGTGTCGCCAGCGGAGCCGGACCAGCCCGCAGCAGTAAGGTCAGTGCCGACGGCGCCGGCAGAACCGGAAGTGTCGGTGAACGGACCAGCCGAGTTGGCCTGTGCTGTCAGGTATTCGTGGGTGATGTTGCGTTGTTCGACCCAGCCGAAGTCCTCGGCTTTGTCGACTTCTTCAGTATCCATCAGCGACAGCAGGCCGGTGAGAGGCGCCGCACCGTTAGGATACTGATAGAACACGCGTCGGCGAGCAGAGAGCGAATACTCACTCTTGAACTGCTCGGTGGTCATAAGACCGAATAGTGAACTCATCAGTTTTTAGTAGTTTTGGTTTGTTTTGGTTTGGCGACTTAGTCCCAGATGTCGTTGTAAGCGGCTTTCTTTTGACCACCGTTGTTTTGACGTCCGGCACCACCGGCAGACCCGCGAGACCCTCCACTCAGAGAGGCCATGCGAGGCATGCCGCCAGTCGGCTGTTTTTGTTGTCTTTGCGGACGACGAGCCAGCGAGAACTGCGGGTTGGCAGTCTTCACCAGCGCCTCGACCTGACCCGCGACGACTCGCAGAGCCTCTTCCCCGTTGGCAGGCCGGAAGCCTTGAGCCTTGAGGAATTGGATCGTTTGAGCGATCACAGGGTCGTATCCTTTCAGTGCCGGATACGCTTTCGTGATGTCCTTCGTGAAGTTGGACATTTCACGTTCACGCACCAGTTCCAACGCGGGCGCATATTGCTTGGAAAGTTGATCGAGCATGATCTGGTTGGAATAGCCAGACACGGTAGTGAGGTGAGTCACGATGCCGTTCACGATCTCGTTGATGGCGGCGACTTGGTCCGCCGGGTCTTCGGAGTTGAGCAGGCGCTGCACGTGCTTCTCGTTCGCACGAAACACCTTGAGGCGCTCCTCCATTTCTTCTTTGGTGAGCTGGACCGGGGCTTGCTGTTGGGCAGGCGCGGGCTGGTGCTGTGGTGCGAACGACTGCTGCATTTTCAGCACGGCCGACAGCGGGATCATCTGATCCTCGGGCTCGTCGTCGCCGTCTTCGTAGACCTCCTCCTCGATCGGGTCTTCGTCGTCGAACACATCATCGGCGTCGTCAGCTTCATCGACCGAGGTGGGGCCAAAGCGTTCGTCGTCGAACCGATTGCGAATTGGAGTAAATCCAAAGTTGTTAAACAGTTTCATCTTTTTGTCTTAGTAGAGTTTGGGTTGTCTTCTCGAATTCCGTAAACCAGTTCTTGGTGTCTCGAATCTGAGAAAGTTCACCGATCGCTTGTTCACGAAGTATAAAGTCTTTGATGGAGGCACAGGTCAATCCAGTAACAACATCAACAAAGCCGGCTTCTGCAAGTTCATTATCCTTGCGGAAGAGCCGGTAGGCCAGGGTTTGTTGGAAGTCCCGGCACTGCTGCAGGGCCAGCTTGAGGTCCTCCGAGGTCAGACCCTGGTATAACGGGTCCTCCTCCGATTGTGGGGTTTGCATACTTGAATCTGTCGAGGTCCGTGATGCCACGCAGCGTAAGGATCTCCTCGATCAACGCACCGACATTCAGCGGCAGCGTCTGCATCACGATTGGGTTTGAGGTAATAGCGGAAACAAGCTCTTGCAGCGATTGAGCAATGAAGCCCTTTTCGCTTTGGAGAGTAGAATCGAAAGTAAAAAGGTCGTTGCACCCAACTAGCGCAAGCGGGTCTTCTGGGTGGAAGATCGGGTATTTATCCGCATGGTTCTGACCAACAGCCTTCACGAAAGACTCTTCGTCGATCCCTTGTCTCAGATTCGACAGCATCTTGTTCCCCATCGGGGCGAGCATGTCAGACCAGATCATAGTGGCGACCATCTTCATACGGCTCGCTGCACCAGCGTTGACCGCACGGGCTTCGGTTGCACTACGACGCCCACCACTAAACTGCCCCATGGCGTTCTCATTCACACCAGTCACTGCCATCATTAGCCGCATGACGGTGTCGACGTCATCGAGATGCCGGACAGTAGTGTCAACAAACCCGAGCTGCTTGATAAACTTATCCACACCCAGCCGCGGACTGCCCTTCTTCATCAAGATCCAAGGAGAACGAGATTCAACGCTCGCCATGTCCACATGCACCGGGTCGATGACAAGATTGTTGTCAAGTGACTTGCGGACGGACATGAGTCGTGAGTTAAAGAAAAACGAAACGACATCTTGCAACGCCGAGATCGTATCTGACAGACAGTCACCAACCAGCTGATGCTGATCCGGTGCAAACTGTCCAACGTCATACCCAAACTCTCCATGCAGATACCCCATAGGCTCAGCACGAATGATTCGTTCGTCGTTCGCGACTTCCACCACGTAAAGAATAGGATGTTCCACATCGGACAAGCCATACTTCTTCGGAACAATCTCCAGCTGGCACTCAGTGAGAATAACCATATGAGAGTCTTCGTCAGGGTTGTTCTTTCCCACATACCTCTCAACGCCTTCCAGGTAAGTCTTGCCACGACCTTCGAAGGCTTTCTTGTCCATCGGCTTGACTTTGTCAATACCGAAGACTTCTCCAGCCTTTTC